TTATCCCTGCTTTTTCTGATTGAAATCTCACCGCAATCTTGAAGGTATCGGATTGCATCGTCAACGCTCTGTCCGCTGTGTACGATCTTCCTGAGATGCCTTTTAGCATCAATCATCTTTACACCGTACACATCTGGCTCGATTTCGTTTAGTGAATCCTTGATCATGTTTAGTAGCTTGTCCGTGATTTCACCGAACTTGGTATCACTAACCATAACTGTATTAGCGGTCTGCCTCTTATTAACCTCACGCACAAATTTAAATCCAGAAGTTACTCCAGCCAGAGAAATTGTGTCAGCGTTTATGTCTTGGCTAAGTTCCCACAGGCAAGCTATTTTCAAAGCTAACTCAGGAAGCCTAGCACATGAAGATGCCTTTTCTTCTTCGCTGTTTTTCTGGTACTTGGAATAAAGATCATCGTTTTCCCATACTTGGGTTTGGAAAAATTCCAAAGCATCTTCATCAAGAAGAAGTATTTTTGAATCTCTTTCAATCTGATTGAGTGGTGCGTTTCCAAGTGCATCCAGTTTAGTGTCTGCCATGAATTCCTTAATAACTCCAGGCACAAGGTTTTCATTCATGGCAATCAATCGTGCAGCAACCTCAACTAGGTATTCTGGAATTGGTTCTGATACAGACATACCCCGAAGATTCATTCTTCCTCTGATTGCAGATTGTAAAATCAGCAAGCGATTGTAAAATCCTGATCGCAACATTTTAGGTGATAGTGCCTTGAAATATTCTTCTGGAGTTGAACTAGTCATAATGGAAAGGAATGGATAGCGAATAAAGTTTTCTGAATCCGCATCACCCGCTTTAGCTCTTCTCTTAATGTAGTTCGATGTAAACAATTCTAGCATCGTTCCCATGACATCATTGAACCTTGTGTCACCTGACTTTGCTTTCTCAAGATCAAATGCACCTTCATCAGCCATGAGGAATTTCGGGCCTTGAATTACCTTCTCTTCAAGACCCTCTCTTGAACCTACCTTCGTCATTAAGAGGCTAGCGTTATCAATTTCCATACAGATTCGAGCGTTCAATTTTCGTGGAAAATCTTTTCCCGAAGCTGTCAATCCAAGAACAACAATGTAAAGGTTAAGCTTGAGTTCATTCGGCCCCATAATGGATCTTCCCACTAAAGCGGAGAACATACCTAATGCAGATGCAGCAGCAATTCTCTTCTCAGGATACAATGCGTTCCTCATGCAGTAGTCAATATAAGTGTCGATCCAACCTGGAAAAGAAATGGCATCATCAGGCACAATGTCTACAGTTCTAATCTGTTTGACCTTGCCTGACTTCGTTGTTTCAAGAAAATCCCACCTTGATTCATTGACTGGTTCGTCTTCAATTTTATCTATAGAGTATTTTGCAAATACCTGTGCGTAAAATGTTTTCCACTCCCTGCTCCCTGGCTGCCAACCTCGACTCATGCAGTAAACATAATCTTTGGTAAGCGGTATGTTTGGACTCAATCTCCAATCCAATGGACTAAAATTCCAGTAACGATCCATTCCCCCATTCTTGCACCCTGCGATTGCGTTTGGTTCTCTGCCTGACGAATCTGGATGCCACACCATGAAGTAATCATGCCTGACTTCAACCACTCGGTAAGAATCTGGAAGTATTTCGGGCCATGAAGTTTCCGCTCGCCATTGATCCAACGCAGTCTTTTTTCCTATTTCTTTGTACTGGTAAGGTTCCTTGTTAAGTTCAATGAATCTCTTTGCTGCTTTTTGATCATATGATTGAGCAAATGACATGAGAAATTCATGCTCATCAGCGGTAAGCATTGGTATGGTTGCAACATCTCCATGAATCATTTTGTATGGCTTAACTAATCCATCAATCTTTGAGACAGCTTGGGAATAAAATCCAACCACATATCCACCAGCACCCCTTGTTTCAATCAAGGGTGGAGCAATCTTTTTAGTCGATCCTTTAGCTTTAGCTTCGGCTAGCCACTTCTTACCGTTATCCGTAGACATTACCGCTAATTCACGGCATTTTGATTTACCTAATGGAAGGTAATAGAAAATGTGTAAACCTTCAGATGGTGTGGTTTCAACGCATCCACAAAGTTTATCGTATAGCTCTTTGCTAGTTGCTTCCAAGTCAGGAAGGAAATCAACAGCTACTTTTGGACAGTCGATATCAAGGCATTCTAAATCCTTGTTTTTGCCCACAACTGGGCCACAGTTAATGGCGATACCTGCTACATTTGCATGGCTAAAATCTATCTCAATTTCAAGGTCTGATAATGGGTTAGCTCTTAGCTCAACTATGCGGTTAGTTCGCTTGATTACTGGTGTTTTATCGACCTTAGTAGAGAAGACTGATAACCCTTGTTTACGAACTCGCAACGCCTGTTTTTTTATTTCATCCAAGCTACACCTATTCCTTTGATTTTGTTGTTAAATTAGTTAAGATATTAAATGCTGGGTCTGCTTCCTCCCAGCAAGGGGAGGTGGTTTCACCCTTTCGCCATCTCCCCACTAATTACTCTAGTACTTTGAAAGGTATAACTATCAATCTGATAGTACCCCTTTTCGTTCAAGTGTGCTTTTATAGCAATTGGTTTCGGAATGGTATCTAACCACTCTTGGATTTGCAAGCTTTCTTTATTCATGTTCCAATGCTTATCTGGTAACCCTTTTGCTCCAACAGACTTAAGCCATTTCCAAACTATGAATTCCAATCCATGCTTCAATGAATGGTAACATCTAATCAGCTTACCTTCGAGCGTTTCGTGTGTTTCGAGTATACATGGATCAGATGCTGGAGTTTTACGATAGATCGTATATCCAGTAGCTACAATTTCATATTGTTTTGGTTGCCTTCCAGCAAGTATTTCACCATTAGTTTGACTCGCAGAAAGTTTCTCAGGGAATAAAGATTCTTCTTCCTTGGGTTTAAAATAACCACATGAAGGACAAATGATATTGCCAATCCTGTGTATTAGATTGCAAGATGGGCAACGCTTTACTTTAGCTGCTGGAAGTTCTATGCCTTGAGCATCAACAACGATCTGGTCGATGCACCCATGCCTAAGAGCGTTATCACCGAAATCAAGGATCAGGCAGTTCTCTTTATCTGGAGCTAATCGAAATCCCCGCCCTACCATTTGATACCACAAACCCTTTGACATGGTTGGCCTCATCACCACAACGCAATCAATCATAGGTGCATCAAAACCTGTGGTAAGAACAGCTACATTTACTAACCATTTGAAACTGTTAGCCCGAAATCCATTAATCAAAAAGTCTCTGATCGTTGAATGGGTTTCGCCTGTTATCATGTTTGCTGATTGGCCCTGCTTCTTTAATTCATTAAGAATCATTTCAGCGTGTTTAATCGATGAGGCAAACACCAACACAGATTTTCTTGAAGATGCTTTTACGATTGCTTCTTTAACGCTGGATTGAACAAGGTCTGCGTTTTCAAGAATCGCATCAAGATCCTTAGAGAAGTATTCACCCGCTCTGATTCTGACATTCTTTAGGTCAGGTGAATCACTTGTACCCATCGTTACTAACGGAGAAAGAAATCCTTCGTCAATCAGATCCCTGACCCCGATTGCATAACAACAATTATCAAATGTCTTTTCTTTATGCCCAAAGATAATCCCGCTTTGAAGTCGATATGGGGTTGCAGTTAAGCCAACCACTTTGACTCTGGAGTTAGATATCTTTGCTTGCGACAAAAACTTTCGGTACATGGTTTCTTTGTTCTGGGAAATCAAATGGCATTCATCAATCATAATAAAATCCAGATAGCCAAAGTCAGCACCTTTTCTGTACACACTTTGAATACCAGCAATCGTTAAAGGCTTTACTTCTCTGCGTTTCATGGCAGCGGAGTAAACCCCGATTGACTCAACAGGAAGCCCTGTGGTTGTAGCGTAATGTGTACAAGTCTTGGATGATTGTTCAAGCAATTCTTTAACATGACTGAGAATCATTCCCCTGCAATTCGGATTGGCTTCAAATGATCGTCTGATTATCTCAGCCATGACTCTAGTTTTCCCGCCACCAGTTGGGATAACTATCACCGATGATTGTCCAGGGCGATCATGCTGAAATTCAAATAGTGAATCCACCGCGTCTTGTTGATACTTTCGTAACATTATGATCTCCCTAGCTTGGAGTACCCAAGAATTAAATTCGTAGCACCATAGTTATCGGTTGTTTCGCCTATTTCGACTAGAAAAGGTTTGTCCACAAGTTCTTCGGGTTTCATTACGGTAACTATCCCGCATGATGAAGCCAGTCGAGCCAGTTTTCTTCTGGAGTCTGCACGAAATTTTGTGTCAGTCGAAAAGATGTGAAAATTCGCATCTAATGCTCTGCCCTGTTGTGCCCCTTGAAGTATCTGCATATCGCAAGCAAGATATTTATTTCCCGCCCTGGAGGTCTTAATCTCCGCTCGCATAATGCGAGCAGAGTAAGTTCCAGCGGGAATGGGTTTGGTTTCTTCTGGATCAAATAAAGGTTCGTCACTCATTGATTAAGCTCCAAATAGGGTTGGTTGATTATTAACAGGCTTCTTCCTTTTAATCGGGAAGCTCACAGGCTTGATTTTTCTTTCTTCCACCCTCTGAACAGGATCTGTTTCAATTGATTTAAGAACCCGAATCCCATTATCGTCTTCAATAATCAGCCTAGATGGAGTTCTTGGAGTCCAAAGAGCTATATCAAGAGCATCCTCTAAACAATCTGGGTAATCAGATTCAAAGGTATTTTTCCAAGATTCCTTGTTAGACCATGTAGGCGGGAAATTGAATTTTTCAACAATAGGTTCTGGATCGACTGTCCAATGATGTGCTATTAACTGACCGTCTTCGGCAGACCAATCGGTGTCTACAACTGATGCAATCCTTGAGCGATACATTCCCCTTCGCTCTAGTGTTTCGATAAAACTTTTTTCACCGAAAGCATTTGTAACCGCTGCTCGTAACTCAAAAATATTGGCAATAACTTCCATGTCTACCACTCCTTTTTAAATTTAATATTCAAATCCATCTTTTCGATTACTGGGGAATCAGACATTAAAGTTGTCGATGCCCCAGTTTCTATCGAATTCTTTGTTCCCTGACATCCAATCAAGAAACATAAACCAACCAAAATTATTTTACTCATGCTGCACCTCCTTACCTTTCTTATCGGTTGCTTCCAGATGCAGCATGAGCAAAGATTAAACAGCTTTCAAAAACTTTTCTACATTTTCATAGGTAGAACCGTTCTTCTCGCTATTCTTGATTTTAACTACACAAGCCTGACCAATTATATTGGTCAAGGTCATCCGATCAAGGCCCAAGGCAGCATCAAGACTCTGCCTTAGTTTTGCGTGAATGTTGCAAACCTGTGGGTTAGGGTGACCATCCTTGATGTACAAGGTAAAGGTCTTGTATCTACCCTGCATATCATGCGGAGCATCAATTTGACAACCAAGTGATAGCCACTTCTTGTCATCCTTAGTGCGGACTTCCGCTTTGGTAATTATTACTGGATATTCTCCCGCAGGGAGGATATCTGCCTTCAAAAGCTCTTTCGCTTCATCTTGGCCAAAGATTTCAAAGTCATCTGACATAATTACTTACCCTTCTTAGAAAAGATTTCATTGATCTTAGACACAAAACTATCAACCGTCATGGTTCCAGTCACACCTGGAATCCGTGATTTCGCAGTCAAACCGCCCCTTGGAGTAACAGTAATGGTTCTGCGAACCTCATTACCATCTTTCTTAATAATCGGTTTGCCATCGTCACCAACCATAAGGTCGATTTCAACGAACCCGATCAAGTCTGCCCAACTGGTTACCCATTCGGACATTGCTTTGTCTGCCCTGACTCCGAAAGAAGCATATTCGCCTCTTGTTGGGTCATTTACACTTTTTACAGTCGAATGACACAAAAAGTAAACCCCAAGATCCTTCTTTGCATTAAGGCTATTAATCAACAAAGACATCTGGGTAACAGACTCCACTAGCCCTTTACCGTACCCACCGCAAGCTAGCACGATTGATGATGCTCCACTCGTTTGGCAGATGTGCTGGTGAAGCAATCTTTCCAAAGCGGTAAGAGAATCTATGACAATATTTTCATAAGCAAAGTCTGGAGATGTTACGATCTCTTTGATCGTAGCTACAAATTCTGACCATGTTTTTATTGCCACGCAATCGATGTCTATGCCTGAGATACCACCCTCGACATCAAGGAACAAAGCTTTAGAAAGCTTCGATCCCATCGTAGATTTACCCGAACCTTCAGCCCCGAAAACAACTGCTTTCGGTTTGTTAAGCTGACCAAAACCAACAGGCTTCCCGATTTTCATGTTAACCCCTTCCTTTAAAAGTAACTTCCAACTCGTACTTCTTTAAGCCGTGATACAACGATACTACTTTGACTGACTCAACATTTGCGCCAAAATGAGTGCGAAGTCCAATCCTTACAATTTCTTCAAGTTGCTCATTTGACAATTCAATAGAAACAACTGTGTTTAGATCGCCCATTTTCATTCTCACTTTTATGATCGTGTCAGAATACGATCCCCTGCCCGAAGTAATGTCATCTATACTGGTGATAGACATCATTTTGTTTTGCCCAATAGCATGAGTAGATATGCCGTTAAACAAAAGCCACTTCATTAATTCTTCGTCAGCGTTGACAACTCCTGTAATCATTAACGGTTCCACAGATACATCGTCATTAAGGCTGCATGGTGGACTAAAACTTGGCACACAAATGCCCTGCAATTGCTTATCATTCATAACAATTTCATCTTCCATGACATTCCCCTTTCGTAAAAAAAAGTAAAAAACTAGCGGTGTGTGTTACTAAATGGCCTCGGTATGAAACCAATGTCTTTTTAGGGTAAACAACGAGTCAACCCATATGACCACCGCTAGTCATCATCATCCAGATGTATCTCCGCATCTGGATAAGATTCGGTTTGTACCTTGGAAGCATTCTTTTTGTCTTTTGGAATTATTGGTATCGGATTATCACCTGAGTGATAAAGATCAATTCCGTAAAAAAGCCTTGCTTCCAAAACAATTATTTTTTCTGTGCTTCCAGGGGGATGTGGACAAAAGCTTGCAGCTTCGTCATAGGATAGCAATTTATGTTTTTGCTTCTTAGGCATCGTGCCAACTCCAAACTCAGTTCCACTCCCACCACATCGTCTATCCTACGATTGAATAATTTAAAAGTCAAACCCAAATCAGAAAAAAAAAGAAAATAAAGGAAAATAAAAGATTCTATGGTAATAATAAATATTTATGATATACTTATTATGTTGTCAGTTTTAATTTTTGAAAGGGGTGCTTTATGTGGTATGACATTCACAATAATCTAACAGCTTTAGCTAGGTGGCTGAAGTATCAAGGTGAGTGGGATGGAGATGGCGGTGTTGGAAACTTGATCTATTATTTTGAAAAGCCTTGGAAGTATGACAATGAATGGAATGCTTTCCAAGCATCTTTGGAGAAAGAGAGAGAGGAATACAATGCCAAAAAAACACGGAAGTAAAAAGGATCGTCAAAAACTCACGGTAGTTTTTAGACCTAATTCGGATTTAAAAGAACAGTTGAATTTTCTGGCTTTATCCCAGAACAGAACTATGAATGGTCAGGTTTTAGATATCCTTGAGAAATTTTTTAAAGAAAGAGCAATCTAATGTTTCCTATCGAATATGTGTCTCACTCCCGCCTGGAGTTGTTCCGCAAAAGCCCAGTCCTTTATAAGAAGACTTATATAGACAAGGTGGTTGTTCGTGATGCTTCTCCAGCTATGATCCTTGGTTCCTTAGTTCATGCAATGTTGCTTGAACCCGCTACAGTTAGTGAACGCTTTGCGGTTGCTCCTGTCTGCGATAAGCGAACTAAGGTTGGCAAAGAGACTTGGGATAATTTTAAATCATCATTAACAGATGGTATTGAAATCATTACCCATGATGATGTCGAACAAGCTAATAAAATGATCGCTGCGATTGCAGAAAATTCTGCTTCTCAGTATTTCAATTCGCCATCGATCATTAAAGAACAAGAGATTTTAACCACTATTGAATTTGATGGGCAACCATTACAAATCAAGTTCATACCTGATATGTACTGTCCAGAAAAAGGGTTGTTGGTTGATCTAAAAACAGTTGGTTCCTATGATCCAATGGACTGGGCGAAAGAATGTGTATTCAATGGATACTTAAGGCAAATGGCTTTATATCGCTTTTGCTTAAGGTCGATGCAGATTCCAATCAATGATGTTTTTCATATCATCGTTGATAAAAATGAGTATCCTTCGTGTATGATTTGCCAGTTTGATTCGAGTGATCTTGATCGTGCGGAGAATCAGGTCTTTGAGGCGATTCGCAAGTACCTAACTGCTCATCAGACTGGTAATTTTGTGCCTGAGTATTATGGGGTTGTTCCTAAGATCGTAGCACCAGCTTGGTCTTGGAGATAAAAATGCCAGTAGACCCAATACTCTTTACCCTTCCTCCATCAGCTAATAGCTGCTGGAGGAACTATAAAGGTCGAGTGATTCTTAGTGAAAAATATCGCCAATGGCGAGAAGAAAACCTTCACCATACGGATGATCGAAATAGGATAGATGCCTGTTTGTTTCCAGTCGATGTTCTAATCATGGTTTACCCTGGGAAGAACTGGAGGAAATCCGATCTGGATAACCGCATTAAACCAATACTCGACCAGCTTCAACATTGTGGGTATCTTCTTGGTGATGATACAGATTGTGTTAAATCCATAACCATTAAACTTGGTGAAAAGGTTAAAAATGGGGATGATTCTTATGTTGCAATTGAGCTTACCAAAAACTAAAAAGAAAGGTTATAATGTTTGATAATAAAGATTCGGGGAACGGAAGCCCAGAGGACAGTAAAATGGCAAAAATTTCTAAGGTTGCAGCGGTTCAAACCTGTGCTAGAAGGGCTTCCTTTATTTCAAGGGAACTCACAGGTCTT